GACTTCAGAAATCAAAATGCTCAAATCCGTTCGCGCACGTCGCGGCGAGTATGACCCCGATAAGCTCGCTCAGCTTCGGGAGCAAGGCAGTTCCACCATCTACATGATGTTGACATCGAACAAATGCCGTGCTGCATCGAGCTGGTTGCGCGACACGCTGGTTACGGCTGCTGATGAGAAGCCTTGGACCATCAAACCCGGGGCGATTCCTGACGTTCCCCCGAATCAAGTAGAGGCCATCATGGCCCAGGCTCAGCAGGAAGTGATGCAGTTGTACGCAGCCGGCACACCTCCGACGGACCAGCAGGTTCGTGAGCGATTGCTTGAAATGAAGGACATGGCCATGTCCCACCTGAAGGATATGGCGGGCCGTACGGCTGAGCGTATGGAAGTCAAGATGACTGACCAGCTCCAAGAGGGCAACTGGTCTCAGGCGTTTAGCTCGTTCCTCGACGACATCACCACATTCCCGTCCGCCTTCATCAAAGGCCCAGTGGTGCGCAAGCGCCCTAAGATGCAGTGGATTCCTACTCCTGACGGCCAGTATGAGCTCGACGTTAAAGACCAGTTATGCCTCGAGTGGGAGCGCGTTGACCCGTTCAACATCTACCCCGCAGCGGACGCATCGACTGTTGATGATGGTGCTCTCATTGAACGACACAAATTACACCGCGCTGACTTGCAAGCCCTGATCGGCGTTGAAGGATACAGTGACGGCGCTATCCGCATGGTGCTCGAAGAGTACGGCAAGGGCGGCCTGCGAGACTGGATTTACGTTGACATGAACAAGGCTGCGGCTGAAGGCAAGTCGACTATGGGCGTGCAACAAAACCCATCGCAGTTGATCGACGCGCTCCAGTACTGGGGCAACGTGCAAGGCCAGCTCCTGCGCGACTGGGGCATGACCGAGGAAGAAGTTCCAGACCCACTGATGGACTATGCCATTGAGGCATGGGTCATTGGCACATGGGTTATTAAGGCCGTGCTGAACCCAGACCCACTGGGCCGCAAGCCATACTACAAGGCGAGCTACGAAGAAGTTCCCGGCGCGTACTGGGGCAATTCTGTTGCTGATTTGTGCCGTGACGCTCAAGACATCTGTAACGCCGCTGCTCGCGCACTGGTGAACAACATGTCCATCGCCTCCGGCCCTCAGGTGGTCTACAACATTGACCGCTTACCTCAGGGCGAGAACATCACACAGATGTACCCATGGAAAGTGTGGCAGGTTACTTCCGACCCGATGGCCGGTGGTGCTGCGCCTATGCAGTTCTTCCAGCCTTCATCACTGTCGGCTGAGCTGATGTCCGTGTACGAGAAGTTCTCAACACTGGCTGACGAGTACACAGGCATCCCCAAGTACATGACCGGCGAGAGCATGGCGGGCGGCGCAGGCCGTACAGCCTCCGGCATGAGCATGATGATGTCTAACGCCGGCAAGGCCATCAAGCAGGTGATCGCGAACATCGACGAGAGCGTCATCCGTCTGGCCATCGAACGGTTGTATTTTTACAACATGCGTTACGGTGACGACCCTGACCTCAAAGGCGACGTGAACATCGTTGCACGCGGTGCGACTTCGTTGCTGGTGAAAGAGCAGGCTCAGATGCGCCAGACTCAGTTCTTGCAGATCGCCCTGTCTAACCCAATGACTGCACAGATCGTCGGTGTCGAAGGCATCGCAGAGTTGTTGCGCCAGTCGGCCAAGACTCTGGACCTCAATCCAGATAACATCGTGCCACCCGTGGAGATCATCAAGGCACGTATGGCTCAGCAGGCTCAGGCTGCCCAACAGCAGCAACCGATGCTCGACCAACAGAACGGTCAGGCGCAAGCGGGCGGTACCCCTCCTAATGCCCGACCCGGTGCTACACTTGACAATGGAGCACCTGTAATCAACAACTTTGCGCCAATGCAAGGTGTAGGCTCTTGACAACGGTAAAATGTTGTACATAATCGCATCAACCTAACGGAGTAATCCCATGCAAGCAATCAACCCAATGGAAAAGCGCGGCGCTGAGTACAAACAAGAATCAGCCAAGACCGATGGCATGTCCAAAGGCGGCGCTGTTGGCGCTGGTGGTTCAAACGGCGATATTTTCGCTACCTTGAAGCGCGGCGGCAAAGAAGTAGCCCAAGAGTCTGCAAAGACTGACGGCTTGTGTAAATAAAAATGGTGCGAGTTGACGAGCGCGTAGCTCGTTGCCTTACACTACTGAAAACGCAAGAGTTCCAACCACTGGTAGAATTTCTGCAACTGGAACACGCAGACACGCTCACGCGCCTGTGTGCTACAAGAGATAAAGATGAAATGCTCCGGCTGCAAGGCCGGGCGTTAGAGGTTAAGGAACTCCTTGACCTGATTGATGAGGGTAGCACCTTGTTAATCAAAACCCGCCGATGAAGGGCTTACCCGCAAGGGCGCTTGGAATCAAAATTAACCGAAGTAGCTGACCGTAAGCGTGAGTGGGCACACCGTAACTGGAGCCCTCCAGCGTAGTCGGAGCGAAGGAGATAGAGATGTCATTGCCTCGTGCTGTTCAACAGCAAGTTGAAGATGCTGACGCGCTTGTAGCGCAGCTAAACGGAACCCAGCCTGTTAACCCGGACACTGGTGAACCCTTAGTCACAGACCCTCAACCTAACCCTGAACCACAACCGCAAAATGTCTCGCCAGAGCCAGATGCGAAGCCAGCGGTGTCCGAAGAAACGTGGGAACAGAAGTACCACACTCTGAAGGGCAAGTTTGATGCTGAGGTGCCTCGTCTATATGCACAAGTTCGAGAGATGAACGGTCAACTGACCGCGCTGACCTCTGAGCTAGCTGTAGCCAAAGCCCAACCAGCCCAACCTGTACCGGCCTCGACCCCGTCTCTGATCACTGAACAAGACAAAGAAGCATTTGGCTCCGACCTGATCGACTTGATCGAGCGAGCAACTGAGGCAAAGTTAGCGGGCAGCCGCCAACTGGAATCTAAGTTGACCGCAGAGATCGCTGAGTTGAAGGGCAAGCTGGGTAATGTGACTGAGCGCCAAGTAGTGTCTGATAAGGACCGCTATGAAAGCTCTCTGACATCCGCAGTATCCGATTGGCAAGCCCTGAACGTGGACCAAGGTTTCTTGAGTTGGTTAGCAGAAGTGGACCCCGTCTACGGTATGCCCCGCCAGTACGCGTTGAACAATGCGTATGAAGCACTGGATGCAACCCGTACCGCCGCTATTTTTAACCAGTACAAGAAATCTGTAACTCCAGCAGCGCCGTCGACAAGCCGCCCAAATCTTAATAGTCAAGTAGCACCGACCCGCTCGCGTACGTCGCCAGCGCCTTCGAACCCTAATGTGGACAAGCGTGTTTATAACCAACAGGATATTGACGCGTTTTACACAGAGTGGCGACGAGGTCTGATTGACGAGGCAGAAGCGGTGCAGATTGAAAAAGATATCCATGCCGCCACCGTCGAAGGACGCATTCGCTACTAAGCAAGCAACCTAGACATGGCGGTTCAAACCAAACCGTTTTTAACTGAAAGAGGACCACCATGTCTACAATCACCGCAGCAGCAGCCTATCCCATTAACTCCGGCGGTTTCAACACCCCCGGTGGCCAAGTAGCGTACTCAGGTACAGCCTACTCTGGTTCTTTCATTCCAGCCCTCTGGTCTGGCAAGTTGGCTCAGAAGTTCTACGCAGCCACAGTGTTCGGCGAAATCGCTAACACCGACTGGCAAGGCGACATCACTGGTATGGGCGATACCGTGATCATCAACACCATCCCGTCCATCACCATCAACAGCTACTCTGTTGGCCAAAACTTGGCTTACGAAGTGCCAGCTCCTTCGACCATCACTTTGGTGATCAACAAGGGTAAGTACTTCGGTGTGAACGTGAACAACGTGCTGGAATTGCAAGCCAAGCCAAAGTTGATGGACATGTTCACCAACGACGCCGCCATGCAAATGAAGATCAACATCGACAAAGACGTCATGTACACGAACTTCAACCAAGGCGACGCAGCTAACCAAGGCGCTACCGCTGGTGCGATCTCTGGTGGCTACAACCTCGGTACCGACTTGGCTGCCGTGACTTTGACTGCTTCTAACATCTTGTCTAGCATCACTGCTTTGTCAAGCGTGTTGGACGAAGCCAACGTGCCTGAGACAGACCGCTGGTTGATCATCACCCCTACAGAGCGTCAAATCTTGATGCAATCGAACTTGGCTCAAGCCCAGTTCATGGGTGACGCATCTAGCGTGTTGCGCAACGGCAAGATCGGCATGATCGACCGCTTCACTGTGTACGTGTCAAACTTGGTTCCACGCGGCGCTGCTGGCAAAACTTGGATGAACCCCAACACTGGCACTGACGCTACATTGACATCCGCTGTCAAGCGCCACGCCATCATGGCCGGTCACAAGTCTGCCATCACTTTCGCTTCGCAAATCGCGAAGGTCGAGAGCTTGCAGAACCCCAACGACTTCGGTACCTTGGTGCGCGGCTTGAACGTGTACGGTACTCAAGTTGCCCAAGCTAAAGGCTTGGCATTGTTGGTCGCCGCAGGTTAATCGCTTCCCCAAGCGTCGTAGGGGCTTCGGCCCCTACTTTTTAACCTCTAGGAGAACGACATGGCAATCATTGATGATCTGATCGCAAGTGGTCTATCGCTCCCCCAAGCTGAAGCTGTAGTAGCTGAGGACTCCACCGCCAACATTGACGGTCTGGTTTCCGCAGGTTTCACCTACACTCAAGCTCTGGGTATTACTGGCCTCGACGCAGGTACTGCAACAACTGATAACCTCACGGTTCAGGGTTTGTGGGCCGGCACTCAAGTTCCAGCAATCGAAGCCGCTTTGGCAGTAACACCGTAAGGCAAAAATGGGCACGGTAACAGCAAAAACCATCATCGACAAAGCTACGATTCAGCTGATCGACTTGGCCAACATTCGTTGGACGCGAGCCGAACTGCTTGCATGGCTCAACGACGGTATGCGCCAAATCGTGACCATTCAGCCGAGCGCTTCCTCCACCACTGTGTCAAAGCAGTTGGTGGCTGGTACCCGGCAAACCCTTCCTGCTGACGGATGGCTCTTGCTGTCTGTTTATCGCAACATGGGCACTAACGGTACTACCCCCGGTCGGGCAATTCGCATCATCTCGCGTGAGATTTTGGATAGCTTTAACCCGTACTGGAACACAGACAAGGCGACCGCCGAAGTCCGTAACTACATCTACACTGACCAAGATCAGGCAGCTTTCTATGTGTACCCGCCCAGCACGGGCACGCAGTACATCGAGCTGAACTACTCGGCTCAGCCCGCTGACTTGACTGTCGAAACCGACGTCATCCCAATTTTTGACATCTTCCAGTCCGCACTGGTTGATTACATTCTGTACCGCGCTTGTAGCAAGGACGCTGAATATGCTCCCGGCCTGCAACTGGCACAGGGCTACATGGCGACCTTCGTTGGCGCAATCCAAGGTAAGAACACCGCTGAGGTTAGCGGTAATCCAACGCAATCCCTTGGCCCACGCAACCCACCAGTTCGAGGTAGCGCACAATGACCACCGTCTCATACGAAGCCTTCTTGCCTGAGGTCATGCCCTACGTTCAGGACGTGCCTGAGGTTGTGGCAGTGCAGGCCATCCGCAACGCGTGCATTCAGTTCTGTGAAGAGACACACTACTTGCAGGAGAACCTCGACCCCATCACAGGGCAAGAGAACGTCGGTGACTACGACCTAGACGCTAATGATTCCAACTACAAAGTAGTGGAAATCATGCAGGCGTACTATGGTGACCAGCTCCTGATTCCTAAGGCTCAGGAAGAGCTGAATCAGATTTACCGCACATCGAACTGGGAAGACCTTAAGGGTAATCCCTACTATTACTTTCGCCCGCGTGCAAGCGTCGTACGCTTGGTCACAAAGCCCATCATCACTGAGCAGAACAAGCTGAAGGTGAAGGCTGCAATCGCACCAAAGCGCTCGTCTACGACCGTGGATGAGGAAATCTTTGAGCGGTTCCTTGAGTACATCGCCCATGGCGCACGCGCCCGTCTATACAACACCCCCAATCAGCCATACTACGACCCAAAGACAGCGATGGAATACACCAAGCGCTTCAATGATGAGATGGCTGAAGTCCGCACTCGCGTGTACAAGGGCTTGACCCGTGCAGCCGCACGAATTGAATTCCAGAGGTTCGCATGAGTGAAAAGATCAAACTGGTACAGGGCGACACCCGCCCTGCCTTGGTGTGCAATATCACTGACAACACCACTGAGCTGCCCGTGAACATCGTGGGCGCTACGGTTGTGATGAAGTTCCGCGCTACAGGCACTACAACCCTACAAGCTACGGTGCCCGGCACTGTGACAGACGGTGTGAATGGCCAAGTGACGTTCTATCCTGCTTCTGCCCCTGAGATGCTGCAAGGCCCTGCCGGCGAGTATGAAGGCGAGATCGAGGTCACATTCTCTGACACCCAGATTCAGACCGTGTACGACGTTCTGAAGTTCCGCCTCCGCGAGGACTTCTAATGGCTGATAAGTCTCTACGTGCGAGTGTCACGCTAGTAGACTTAGGGGCAACCACTACCCGCGTAGTGCCCGTTGCTGCGGTTGACTACGTCCTTTTGGCCGTGTCGGCTACGATGGATGCCTCAGGGCGGTATCGGTACCTCACCGACGCGTTCACCGTTGTAGACAACATCAGTTTCTCGTTGTCGAAGGGCCTGACAGACTCATTTGAGTTTACAGACTCTGCACCGACGTTTGTTGTAACCAAGCCGTTTGCCGACTCAGTGTCGTTCACTGAGGTGTTCAGCTCCATCTTGATTTTTCTGCGGGACTTTACCGACACGCAAGTCTTTACGGATTCCTCCGCATGGGCTATGGACAAGCCATTGGCAGACACTGTCACCTTCACAGAGGCCAAGTCGTTTGTGCTGACCCGCTCGTTTGCGGATGGTTTCGCCATGAACGATTCGTTCGACATGGGCGACGGCGCGGTGTTTACGGTCACCAAATCTATCAACAACGTAGTCTTCCTTAGCGACGCAATTTCGCAGATAATCACTAAGACCGTGACTGAGACAGTCACGTTGTCTGATAGCGGTCTAGGTAGCATGCAAAACTACTGTGACATCACCTATTTTGCTGAAGACTACGTCGGCATCAGTTTCACGTTTTAAGGAGTAGGAAATGAACCTGCAAGAGCACGTTAAATTTACTGGCGACGTCAGCGTCGTTGTTTACAACCCGACTACCGGTGAGGTCAAGGACCGCCGTGAGATTAAGAACCTCGTTGTCACCGCAGGCAAAGGGTACATTGCTTCACGTATGGTCGGCACTGCTGCTAACGTCATGAGCCATATGGCCCTCGGCGCTGGCACTACAGCAGCTGCTGTTGGTGATACTGCGTTGGGCTCAGAGCTCGGTCGCGTTGCACTGACTACTGGTACTGCTACTGGCGCTGTTGTGACATACACAGCCACATTCGGTCCTACTGTTGCTACCGGCGCAGTTACTGAAGCTGGTGTGTTGAACGCCTCTAGCGCTGGTACTTTGTTGTGCCGCACAGTGTTTGCAGTGGTGAACAAAGGCGCTGACGACGCAATGGCCATCACTTGGGCAATCACCGCTAGCTAAGGAGTTAGCACATGGCAGTAATTGTCACCCGCGCAGGTAAGGGCTC